ACGGATTTAGTGTTCTCGGAGAGGTTGATCATCCAGATGGACTTAACATTAACCTAGACCGTGTATCACACATGATTACAGAAATGTGGATGGATGATGCAAATGGTTATGGTAAAATGAAAATCTTACCTACCCCAATGGGAAACCTAGTTCGCACCATGCTTGAAAGTGGTGTGAAACTAGGTGTTTCTTCTAGAGGTAGCGGTAATGTTTCAGAAGATGGTCAAAACCATGTGTCTGATTTTGAAATTATCACCGTGGACGTTGTGGCACAGCCTAGCGCCCCCGGTGCATATCCTACACCAATTTACGAGCACCTTATGAACGCTCGTGGCGGATATAAGGCTTACGAACTTGCACAGGCAACAAAACACGACGACAAGGCACAGAAATATTTAAAAGAATCGCTGATTAATATAATCAGTCGACTCCAATAAAAAGGAGAACATTATGTTGGACGCACTTAAAACTTTGTTTGAAAACGATGTAGTTTCGGAAGAAGTTCGTGCTGAAGTTGAACAAGCGTGGAATGCAAAAATTCAAGAAAACAAACAGCAGGTAACTGCTGAGCTTCGTGAAGAGTTTGCTAAGAAATACGAGCATGATAAATCAACTATGGTTGAAGCTATTGATGCAATGATTTCAGAACGTTTGAGCGAAGAAATTGCTGAATTTGCAGAAGATCGTAAGCAACTAGCAGAAGCAAAAGCAAAATATGCTATTGCAATGCGTGAAAATGCAGGTTTAATGAAACGCTTTGTTGCAGAGCAACTAAGTAAAGAAATTTCAGAGCTACACGAAGATCAAAAAGCTATTGCTGGAAAGTTTAATATGCTTGAGAACTTTGTAGTTGACGCACTAGCTAAAGAAATTGCTGAGTTCCATGAAGACAAAAAAGACCTAGCTGAAACTAAAGTTAAACTTGTTAAAGAAGCTAAGTCAAAATTTGCAGATCTTAAAAAAGCATTTGTAGAAAATAGTGCATCTAAAGTATCAGACATTGTCAGTAAAACACTTACAAGTGAAATTACTGCACTTAAAGAAGATATTGAAGAAGCACGTAGAAACGACTTCGGTCGCAAACTATTCGAAGCATTTGCTTCAGAATATGCAACTAGTCATCTAAACGAGAAATCAGAAACTGCTAAACTTATGAAAGTTGTTAATGTTAAAAACAAGCAACTAGAAGAAGCAAAAGTAGCGATGGCTAAGACAATTAAACTTGCAGAAAGCAAAGATGCTCAAATCAATTCGATGAAAGCACAAGCTGAACGCAAAGACATCTTAGATAGTCTAATTGCTCCTTTAGGAAAGGAACAAAAAGAGATTATGACAGATTTACTTGAATCGGTTCAAACGCATAGACTTCAGTCATCGTTTGACAAGTATCTACCGGCAGTTATTGACGGAAAGACACCGGCGAAGAAGGCAACAGTTTTATCAGAGGCAAAAGAAGTAACAGGCAACCGCGAAACAACTTCGCAAACTAACGTTAGTAGAAAAGCAGCAGACGACAATTTAATTGATTTTAAACGTCTAGCTGGATTAAATTAAGGAGATAATTATGTCAGAACTACTAGAAAGTCGCTGGCAGGACACCAAAACAGCACTTCTTGAAGGCCTACAAGGAACTAAAAAGTCTGTAATGGCAACTACTCTAGAAAATACACGTCAGTATCTTTCAGAGACTGCTACAGCTGGTGCTACCTCTGCCGGTAATATCGCAACTTTAAATCGTGTGATCCTTCCAGTGATCAGACGTGTAATGCCAACAGTGATTGCAAATGATCTAGTTGGTGTACAACCAATGACTGGTCCTGTGGGTCAAATCCACACACTAAGAGTACGTTATTCAGATACAGTTGGCACAGGCGCCAGCGGTGCTGTTGCAGGTGAAGAAGCTCTTAGCCCATTCAAGATTGCAGAATCATATTCAGGTGACGGAACAAATGCTCCAGCACCAACAGCATCACTAGAAGGTGAAGCTGGTAACAGAATGTCAATTCAAATCTTGAAACAAACTGTCGAAGCGAAAACTCGTAAGTTGAGTGCTCGTTGGACATTTGAATCAGCTCAAGATGCTCAAAGCCAGCACGGTATTGATGTTGAAGCAGAAATTATGGCTGCTCTAGCACAAGAAATTACCGCTGAAATCGACCAAGAAATTCTCGGTTCACTTTCAAGCCTAGCAGGTACTGGTACTGATACATTCAACCAAGCTGCTGTTTCAGGTACTGCAACATTCGTTGGTGACGAACATGCTGCTCTAGCAGTTCTAGTCAACCGTGCTGCAAACCGCATTGCACAACGTACACGTCGTGGCGCAGGTAACTGGGCTGTTGTTTCACCAGCAATCCTAACTGTTCTACAAAGTGCTACAACTAGTGCATTTGCACGTACAACTGAAGGTACATTCGAAGCACCAACTAACACTAAAATGGTTGGTACACTAAACAATGCTATGAAAGTGTATGTAAACACTTACGCAGCAGACGACGATGTACTAATCGGCTACAAAGGTTCTAGCGAATCTGATGCTGCTGCATCTGATTCGCTTGAGCCTTTGTAACCAATTAGTACTGGTGAATCGTCGCCTGCATATGTGTTTACATATACTTTCATAGCGTTGTTCAATGTACCAACCATCTTAGTGTTAGTTGGAGCTTCAAAAGTACCTTCAGTTGTACGAGCGAACGCTGAAGTTGTAGCTGATTGTAGGATTGTTAACGCGAATGGCGATACAACAGCCCAGTTACCAGCACCACGACGTGTGCGCTGTGCAATTAAGTTTGATACTCTGTTGATTTGAACTGCAAGTGCTGCGTGTTCGTCACCAACGAAAGTAGCTGTACCTGAAACACCTGCTTGGTCATAAGTCTCAGCAGCTGAACCTGCTAGAGTGCTTAATGAAGCAAGTACTTCTTGGTCGATTTCAGCGGTAATTTCTTGTGCTAGAGCAGCCATAATTTCTGCTTCAACATCAATACCGTGCTGTGATTGTGCGTCCTGAGCCGCTTCAAATGTCCAACGAGCACTCAACTTACGAGTTTTCGCTTCGACAGTTTGTTTCAAGATCTGAATTGACATTCTGTTACCAGCAACACCTTCTAGTGCAGCAGTGTTATCTGCACGACCTGAAGTTGTGTTACCTGAATATGCTTCAGCAATCTTGAATGGGCTTAGAGCCTCTTCACCAGCAGTTGCGCCTGATGCACCTGTACCCGCTGTGTCGCTGTAGCGAACACGTAGAGTGTGAATCTGACCAACTGGACCAGTCATTGGCTGTACGCCTACCAACTCGTTAGCAATAACTGTTGGCATTACACGTCTGATCACTGGAAGGATCACACGATTTAGTGTAGCTACGTTACCGGCAGAAGTAGCACCAGCTGTTGCACTCTCTGACAAATACTTGCGAGTATTTTCTAGAGTAGTTTCCATAACCGCTTTTTTGTTACCTTGTAGGCCTTCAACAAGTGCTGTCTTAGTGTCCTGCCAGCGGCTTTCTAATAGTTCTGACATTTTGGTTTCTCCTATTTTATTATAAACCTGCTAGACGACGAATTTCTATTACATTTTCGTCATTTGCTTTTTGTGTTGTGACACTAGCGTCACGGTTGCCTGTTACTTCTTTTGCCTCTGATAGAACTGCCTTCTGCTTCGCTGGACCTTTACTGTCGATAACTGACGGTAGATATTTGTCAAACGCAGATTTTAATTTCTGTGTTTGTACTGATTCCAGTAAATCTGTCATAATTTCTCTTTGATCCTTTGATAAAGGAGCAATAAGATCATTAATTGTGTCTTTGCGCTGTGCTGACTCAATTAAACGCTTCTTCTCAGTTTCCTTTGATTCTGCTAGTTTAATTGCTTTTTCAGCTGCAACTTTAGCTTCTGCAAGTTGTTTGTCTTTTACGCTAACAACTTTCATTAGCTTTGCTACTTCTGATTTCTCATTTAAGTAGCTGTTTGCATATTCGTTGCTATATGCTTCAAATAGTCTACGACCAAAGTCGTTTTGACGAGCTGCTTCGATATCTTCTTTCAGTGAGCTAATTTCTTTAGTAAGACCTTTGCTAACTGCTTCTGATACTGCTTCAGCACTGCGTTTGATGAAGCTCTTTTGAACTTCTGCAAATTTAGTTTTTGCTTCTCTGATAAGTTTAACCTTAGTTTCTGCAAGGTCTTTCTTATCTTCATAAAATTCTGCAATTTCTTTAGATAGTGCCTCTACTACGAATTCTTCTAACTTAGCAAATTTAGCTGCCATAGTTTTTTGATCTTCGTGTAGTTCTGAAACTTCTTTACCTAGCTGCTGCGTAACAAACTTTGACATTAGCTGTGCGTTTTCACGCATTGCTACTGCATACTTTGCTTTTGCTTCTGCTAGTTGTTTGCGATCATCTGCAAACTCTGAAATTTCTTCTGCTAAACGCTCAGATAGCATTGTGTCAATTGCTTCAACCATTGTTTTCTTGTCGTGTTCGTACTTTTGTGCGAACTCTTCACGTAGTTCTGCTGTAGCAGCTCTACGATTCTCTGCAATTTTTGCTTCCCAAGCCTCTTCAATTGAGACACGCACTTCTTCTGAAACTACATCATTTTCAAAAAGTGTTTTTAGTGCATCCAACATATTGTTCTCCTTTTATTGGAGTCTACTGATTATATTAATCAGCGATTCTTTTAAATACTTTTGTGCCTTTGCGTCCTCTTTGGTCGCCTGTGCCAGTTCATATGCCTTATACCCACCACGGGCATTCATTAGATGCTCGTAGATTGGCGTTGGATACGCCCCTGGAGCACTTGGTTGAGCAACGACATCAACGGTAATAATTTCAAAGTCTGAAACCTCACCGCTGCCGTCCTCTTTTACATTACCGCTACCTCTTGATGAAACACCTAGTTTAACTCCGCTTTCAAGCATTGTTTTAACTAGTTGTCCCATCGGAGTAGGTAAAATTTTAAGTTTCCCGTAACCGTTATTGCCATCCATATACATATTTGTAATCATATGACTGACACGGTCTAAGTTAATGTTAAGTCCATCTGGATGATCTACTTCGCCGAGAACACTGTAACCTCCGCTAATTTGATCGTTGAGAGTTTTGAC